CCGTCACAAGTTAAAGTTGACGTTAGTGATTGTACTAATGGTGATTCATCGTAAACTGTCTGTCCCGCACTTGGGTCTGGTGCAACCCCAATTGATGGTGATGCCCCCTGACTTCCTTTATAATATGTAAAAAAATTGTTTTGGTGTAATCCATATCCAGTATTACCATAATAACCATCTTGTGTTTTAGTGGATGTTGGTATTCTATCACTTCTCATAACCAAATACTGTGGTGTTGTTGGTGTTGCAAAAGAAACGTTATATTGTATTGAAGTTAATGCTGAACCAATGTATTTGTAATAGGCCGGAGAATATACCGCATATCGTCTAATAGGTGTCCAAGGCCAATATATTTCTTTGTCACCACTTGAACTACCAAAGGTGGTTCCAAACCCATATGTATTTGATGAGTTTGGTGAACCAATAAATGACCCTCCCGCAAAATAGTAATTTGATGTTGCGTTATTAGGGTTTGGTCCAACCAAAGGTGTTGGTAACACGTTTCCTCTTTGAACAGAATTAACGTTATATCCATTTGAACTTAAATTATTAATTGTTGGAAATCCAGCATCTGGTTTATATGATGTCACACCTGAAACAGTAAAATCATCTGAACATAAATAATAATAAGGTAACGTTGATGTAAACCCGGTATATTCATTTCTAATAAAACCATTAACATCTGTATAAGAAGGACTTATTTTAAAATTATAAGATTCAAAATAAAGATTTGGTGCAGTATTATTTGATACAATATTATGACTTTTTGGTTTATTACCTGACGTATACCCTTGAATAGGCACATTTAAATAATAGTCACCTTCAATTATTGCCGAAGAAGAACCGTATGACGTATTACCAAAAATTCTAGATAAATCGTACTTATTTCTTTGTTTTTCACTATATGGGTCAACACCTCTAGCAATTATAATTATTTCATAATTACCATAACCAGCAGCATTTGTTATAACGTCTGGATTGTTGATATAATTTGGAGAATTATTCAAATAAGGATTACATTCATTTTCATAAACAATAACTGAATCGTGATTTAAATATTTTTGGGGAAACCTTGTTGGGTTCGTTATGGTGTAAGACGCATTAGTTAAAAAATTGGAGTAGGTATAACCCGTAATAACCTGAAAATATTCAATGTCAATTGGTCTACTTAAAAAGTTTTCACTACTTCCTGTTTGTATTATATCATAATATACTGTTGGGAGATTTGATGAGTTATTTGACGGATTAGCGCAGTTCACTTGTATTGGAACAAATAATCCAGTTTGTGAAGTTCCGGTTAAAGAATGGTTACCAAATTGATTATCTGTATTTCCACTAAATGAGTTATAAAAAGTTGCTCCTGTAATATTTTTATTACAATTAGAGAGTTTTGGGTCTTGGAATGAGAATATCTGTCCAATACCTAACTGGGAAATGGTTCCTGGTTTTGCAAGTAAAATTAAAGGTTGGTCATAATGTTTTTTACCTGGATTATTATTAAAATTAAATTTAACTTCCATTTGATTAACTCCATCAAAATATTTTTGTCTTAAATTAAATTCATTTAATTTTTGTGCATATGTTTCTGAAATAGGGTATGATAATGTTCTAAAATTAACTCCAGAAGCTCTATCCGCAGCAAACACAAATGGTTGTGGTGCGTGTAAATATTTTTTATCTGGTATACCTGTTTGATCGTTACCAACATCTAAAGATTCACTACCTGATATTAATCTTTGGTACCCTAATATAGCGGCGGTTACAACATTTGATTCAATGTCTTGGTCAGACAATGAATATGTAAAAGATTTATATTGTCCAAGTACACCATTACAATAAAAATATCCACCATCTCCATCGGTTGTATCAAACCCGTCCATTTGACTTAAGTTTGGGTGTTCCCCATTAAATGTTGATATATCTTGTATGGGAACTAAAAATGAGTTTGAGGTTGATGCTGAAGTTGGTACACCAACAGGTAAATCAACTCCTGATGCTGACTGCCCGGCTTCCTGTATTTCACCATTCACACTATCTGTGGTTATGTCATTTGCTTCAGACATATCTGCATTTCCACATTCACAATCACAAGTTGAACAGTCAGGATATGCTAACATAGGTAATCCTATTCTAGGAAAATTATCAATTGGTATTAAATATGCAATGGTAAATCCGATAAACGCCAAAGACAAACCAACTTTAAACACAATCCCTAATATTTGAACAATAACTCTTAATATTACACCGATATTGAAAATTGGTCCCCCTGGAATTGCAACCGCCGCTTGTTCAAAAATTGAGTTTATTGTATCTATACCTTCTCTAATTGCAATATACCCAAAATAAAACCCTAAAACAATTAGTAGATATTTTAACACTGGCCATACCCATGCAATAAAGTGAGCAACAAATAATAAAGTCATAATTGGGAATACCAATATTGACATCAATAGGTTAAATATAAAAAATAAAAAATCAAAATTTCTTATAACATCGTTAACCGGAAATGTATTAACGGTTGATTTACAAGTTCTATTATCAATTTCTTTTATACCTAAGTGTTTTGCTCTACCAATACCGTTTTTATAACGGTCCAAAAACATTGCGGTGGTATAAACTTTATTATAGTTAAATTCATAAAAGGTATCTTCACAATTAATCGCTGAGGTTGAATCCACATAATCATCCCAATCTAAACTAAAAGTGTATGACCTTAACAAATCAAAATAATTTTGAGAGTAAAGAGTGTAGGATACTGTTGCCGGAGTATTCGGGTCAATAAATGTTGGTGTAACATATACCACATCACCACTATTAACTGGAATTAGTTGAATATCTCCATAATAAGGTTGTGGTCCACTACCAGAATCAATTTGAATACTATAACTAGAGGTATTAACTGTATTGTCAAATATCATTCCCCCACCTGTTGTAATAATAAAAGCCCCGGATATTGGTCCTCCTGGTATTGAAAAAGTTGCGTTTGGTGCCCCATTAATACCGGTATATGAAATTGATGATGGTAATGTGGGATCTGTTGGTACAAAAGTTATAAAAATTGCGTTACCGGCAGATAATCCTGTAATACCATTAGTTAAATCACCTAAATAAGGTTGTGGCGATAATGGAATTAGTGTTGGTGAGATTGCCACCTGAAAAGAACTTACGTTCGTTAGAACAGGTAAAACTAAATCACCGGAAGATGGTATAATAAATAAATCAACTAAATTTAATGGGTTTACGGTAAATGAAAGTGATGTTTCTCCAGAACTATAAATTGGGTCGCTACTATATGAAGACGTTGTCCAACCGTGTTCTTTAACATTTGGTACAAAGAAGTTTGCTCTTAAAAATTCATTCTGTAGTCCACCTTCATTTTCCCATTTAAATTTAAATCTATATTTACCTTTAGTTGGTATTCCTATTTTTGGGTCATTTGAAATTGCTTGTTCTCCGAACTCATTGGTGTAGATATAATCTAAGTTCATAGGTACATTAACCAAATATGAACCATCACCGTCAATTACTTTCCCGTTTTGTTCTAACTTATATTCCTCTAATATTGGTAAACCGTCCTGGTCACTATTAATTGTTTGTCTTATTGCTAGTATTTGTCCTGGTCCGGTTACTAACTCACATAAATTACCGGTGTTATTTTTTGGTTTACAACTTACCCTTAACGCATCATCCTCACTTGTTGAGATTATTGACCCCATAAAAACTGCGGTTGGTCTGATTGATACATTTGCTTCAGATGTCAAATCAAAATCAACTCTTGTAATACCCAAATTACATATTTCAGGTTCTCCCCATAATGGAGATATGTCAACAATTTTATTTAATGTTTTAATTTGGGGTAATTCATTTAAATTTGTTGATGATTTAAATTTTGACCCGTTTACTTGTGATTCTGTTGCCTGTCCTGCTTGAATGAGGTCTTGTGGTGATAATGAAAAACAACCCATATCGGATAAATCAATATCACTAAAAATTGTTTGACTTCCAAGAGGAACTCCAAATATCATATAATCACCACTTTCGTTAGTTCTTGTTGTAAATTTATAATATTTGTCATATACTTCAACATATGTTTGGTCTAATAAAACTTCACCTCTATCTGGGAAAGTTCCAGTTGCCGCATGTCCGGTGTATGAAGGTTTTTTAGGTAATAGATTATACCTATAACCATCCTCATTAACATCCGATAAAGTAGTGTATGGATATAACTCACTAATTACCGGATTTGTGGAATCTTCATCACTAACCGGTATGAAAATTGAAACTCTTGCGTTTGGTAATCCAAATCCTCCGTTGGCAAAAACTCTACCAACAACAACGCCATAATCAGAACATTGTCTGTTATAGATATCACTCTGTAGAATTTTTAATGATAGTATATTGAGGCTATCAAAATCTTGATCTAAATTAACCTTGATTGATTTGTCTACACCGACTTGCGTTCTTATTCTATATGATTTAGGCATTAAATTCTTTCTTTTTTGATAAATAGTTTATTTCCCATTTTAGAAAAATAATCCTTTTATAAAAAAAATAAATTATCAGGAGAAATTAATACCTTTAAAATTAAGAACTCTTACGTTAATATCCTTATTTGGGAATCTAATTTGGTACATTTGAGTTGGTTCAGCAAAGATTGTGTCGGCAATTAATTCAATTTGTTTTGTTTCCGGGTCAATATATCTTTGTGATGTTTGTGATGATGAGTATTGTCCTCCAATTTTATTAAAGAATAGTATGTCTGAGATACTTATAACACCACTTAGGTCTTGTATTTGTCTTCTAATTTCAGATACATATACGTTCTGACCCATTTGTCTATTTGTTGGCGCAAAATACTTACTAACAATGTCAATTATTTGTGTTACTAAAGAACCTTGATTTTGACTGGCATCTAAAACAACATCAACAGTTACCCCTAAATCAATTACATTAGCACTTTCAACCGAAATATAGTCATTTATCATTCTATAGTTTGATAAATAATTTGCAATGTTTTGTTTTAATGTATTTGAAGAAATTTCAGTTAACTTACCGTCATCATCATAAGACAATAATTTAATCTTTATTTTATTATTTTCTTCCGTGATTGTTACTTTTGCTGGGGCACCAAACTGGGACGGCATTGTTCTTATTATTGATTCATAATCATTAATTGTTACCGCTCTATTCTGTGCCGCAAAGTTAAATGAAACCATTTGTCTAACTTCTTCTGTTGTTGGTGAGTTTGCCCCTCCAATTGCCGCAGTTAAATTGTTACATCTTAATGAGTTAATAACACTTCTATTTGCACTTTCGGATGGTCCATTAACAAAGAATGATACGGTACCTATCTGATTAATCACATTTATGCCTAAATTACTATTTTGACCACCACCAACTCTATATTGTATAAACAATGTTGAGTTTGCCTTAAGTGCTGACCCTAACGCTAAATTATTAGAATATTTAGATAAGTCAAAAGATAATCCGTCTCTTGTGAACGACCTTAATTGGTCTTCGGCTGATGTATTACCACCACCAAAGGTAAGTTTCTTAAAACCTTCTGGAGTATATTCAGTAATAAATTTATCACTTGTAACAACATATTTACCAACTTTAATTCCAGGACGATCCGATACCTTTGTTGGATCCTCAACAAAAACTCTATCTTCCATTAAAGCTTGAACTTCATACCATCTATTCTCTAATCCTAAAAATTCTTGAGGTTGTGGTATTGTTGCGTATTGAGTACCTTCCTTAATTAAAACACTTGTAACTCCAAGAACATTTTTTTCAGGTAAAAATAACTCAAAAAATGGTCTGACATCATTTGCGGTAACAACTCTTTTAAAAACTTTTGTTGTTCCATTAACAACTACCTCACGTTTTGTAATTGTATAATTTAATAACTTATTGGTAGAATCAAAATTAGGAATTTTTAATCTATTTGGGAATCCTTCAGCATTTACTGCCGATGAGAAATCAATATCATATACCGTTTCAAAAGGTTGTCCGGAACCATTAACCTGAGCTCCCCTTCTTAATATACCACAATATCTTAAATCTTCTTTATCCCCAAACGCAGGTACTGTGATTGAGAAATCAACTAGTGTTACTGACGGTCTTTGTCCGGGAACTTTTAATCCATAAGTTCTTGCAATATTAAATACCGACGATCTTTGTTGGGCATACTGTAAAACGGTCTCTTGTATACTTCTATCTATATGAAATTGTAGATTATCTGTTACCGCAGCATTTAAATCTAACATAACCGAAAATATACCGGCATCGTTAAAGTTTTGGACTAACTCTGGATAATATTGTCTTGTAAAATTTATTAACTCCGTTCTAATCCCTTGGAAGTCCCTTACCGTGTATGATATTTTTTTCTCTGCCATATCTTTTTATTAAATATTTAATATAACGAAATCACTGGACTCAAAAGCCGAATTTGTTATTTTGTAATCAATTTTAACCTTTGCGGTATATTCTTTTTGTGCCAATCCAGGTACCCTAAATTCTCTTTGTCCTTCAGAGTTTATATAAGTTGCTCCAGGTTCCTCAATATCTGCGGTTGCCTCAGTAATACTAACATTAGTTATTAATATTCCTGGCATATATCTTGCAACACTATCTCTAATTTCACTTTCAATTTCACTAAATGTTGGTCCGTCTAGTGGTTCAAATATATATTCATATAATCTTGTTCCAAAATCAGGTAAAAAATATCTAGTTCCTTTTCTTGTTAATAATAAATGAATTAAATTACTTCTAACCTCATCATCTGTGGTATCTGTAGTACCTAAATACTTACCCAAATATGATTGATTAAAAGGAAATGTTATTCCGTATGTTATTCCATTTGCCATATCTAATAAATATAGTGTTGTGAATTTTTGAATAAATAGATATAAAAATAAAAAATCCCTACTTTCGTAAGGATTCATTTAAATTTGTACTACCTTTTTCATATAAAGGTTCATAAGGACAATGTTTACATTTTGAGCCACAACATCTACCCCTTTTAATATGATATGATTCTGTCATTACAAACTTACCATTATCATCTTTATAAAAGTCAGGTTCAGGAGATTTTTTAGTTGTCTCCTGAACATATAACTGTTGTATCCAATCGTTTGATGCTCTTACTGTCATTACTTAAACAATTTCACAAGCTCCACCTGCACAAGCGGCTTCTCCTCTAAGGTCGGTATTATCTTGTAACTCAATAACTTTTGTAAGATCCACATCTTTCAATGTGTTTAATAATCTATCAAAATCTTCTTTTGTACAATCTTCAAAAGGTGCTTGGGTATAAGTTCCTCCGTTATAAGGTAAAACCGATAATCCATTATAAAATTTGCGGTTATTCCACATCCATTCACCAACTAATTCCCACTCGTCTTCTTTAATTGAAACCGTTGCCGATACGTTATGGGTATTTTGTCCAGTTCTGTGTCCTGGTTTAATCCATTCTTGTGCAACTTTTTTAACTCTTTCCAACATTTGGAATACTGATTCGTGTCTTATGATAGCACCTTCCGGAGCTTTTTGTGGTATACCAATAACTGCGGTATCGTGAGGACGGAAAAACTCATCTTCAACCAACTCAGGGTGATTAATTGCCAAGTAATTATAGATTGATTCATTTTTACCTACACGGATTCTTCTTATATAATAATCATTATGCCAAGCATGGATTCCAGATGATGTTCCCAATACCAATGATGAGGTACCTGATGGTTTAACTGTTGTTGACCTTGCGGATTTGTTAATTCCAATAAGACCCGCAACCCTTTCATTTTCTTCTTTAACTGCTTGAGACGCCGCTTTCATATCATATCCCAATACAACACCTGAACCGATTCCTGTCATTCCAACACCAATAAGTGCGTCTTTCTCAGTTGTTCTTTTCCAAACGTCTCTTAGGTAATGGAAGTCAGTATAACCCGCTTGTAATGTTCCAATGAACGCAGCCCCTTTAACTCTTTTTTCAAAATCTTCTTGTGATTCAATGTCAGACGCATTTACCTCACATAAGTTACAGAACTGATTAGGTCGAAGTGCAATCTCACAACAAGGATTAGTTCCCCAATCTTTATCGTTTGATAAATATATTCCTGGTTCACCCGCTCCTGATAACTCAATACGTTTCCAAAGACCCATAAAGAATTCTTTTGTAATTTTGTGTCGAAGAAGTACTGCCGAGTTATTTGCTCTACCTCTTTGTGGGTTTGATTCCCACCAGTTTCCAGATTTACAAGAAATCATTTCTTCATCATCAGCACTAAATAATGAGATAAGTGCCGCTCTTCTGATTCCTCCTGCCAATACCGCATCTGCAATATGACATATAATATCGTGAGTTTCGATTGGTGTTAATTTTTCACCATCTTTTTTGTTATTCAATACTTTTGTAATATTGTGTATACAATCTTTTAATGGTTGTGGTCCAGGCGCTTTACCTCCAGAAGTAACTAATAAAGCTCCTTTATGTCGGATATCGGAAAAATCAAACACAGGGGTTGATGATTTTGTTCCCATATATGACTCAATAAGTACTTTAATCGCATCTGCCCACCCTTCAATTGAATCTCCAATTAAATATCTTCTTGTTCTTGTTGGATTTGGTTTTTTAATTTCTGGTAGTTTATCAACGTGGTGTCTTTGTACTGAGAATCCTACTCCTGTACCACCTAAAAGTAAGAACATTGTCTCCGAAAACGCATCCGTATGGTCAATAGGTAGGTAAGCACAGTTATAAACTCTGTTTGGTGAAATCTCAATCGGTTTACCTCCAAATTGTAAAGATCTCATTGATGGAAGAATTTTCTTGTCGTATACCATTTTGTATACGTTTTCAATTTCTTCTTTAATTTGTGGGTATTTTTTTTGGTGCATTTCTTTGTTTCTTGTCACCAATTCTTCCCAAGATTCCCTTCTATTTAATTCAGGAACAAATTTAGCGTATTTCATATACACCGTAATATTGCTCAATATTTTTTGTGAAATATCCATGTTTATTTTAATTTAATTTTTAATTTAATTTTTTTGTTCTCTTTGTTGTCTTTTCTCTAACAATTCTTTAACCCTTTGTCTTTGTCTTTCTTCTTTTTGTTCTTCAAGACCTAAGAATGTGGTTGTAGATTCGGTATCAATGTCAATCATTGCATTATCAAATTTACAATTTTCAAACACAACACCATCATCCCCAACACGAGATTTAGTAATTGCAATTGTTGCTAATTTCATCTCTTTTTGTTGTAACGTCTTGGCCACCGTTATAATTACGTGTCCAACTTGTGCTTTCTTAATGGACCCTCCCATTTGGTCCGTTGTTACAACCTCAGATGATATTGAACTTCTGTTTCCTTGTGTTGCGGTCCAACCAACAAGGTTTAATTCGTGACACATCGCCTCAAATCCTCTCATTACAGACCCTTCACTTTTCCATTCATCTCCCAAATTTTTATCCGGAACAACACAGTCAATGTAATCTAATACAACCATATCCACTTTTGTCCCATCTGCAATCATTTTTCTGATTTCATTCTTTATTTGGCTCATAGTTTTTGTGTCGGATGGTAATTTTTTCAAGTCCAACTTATTTGGCATTGTTTCCTCAATGTGTCTAACTTTTTGAATTACCTCTTCTCTTCTTTCTGACAATTCATCGGGATGAATCTTGGTCCAAAGGGTGTAATGTTTTCTTTGTATAACTTTTGGGTTATCTTCAAAAAAGATTTGTAATACATTGAATCCTAAGTTAAATGCGTGGTTTGATATCTTAGTCAATATTGTTGATTTACCTACTCCGGTTGGTGCCAATATAACACCTATTTCACCTTTCGCTAAACCACCTTTTAACAATCTGTCAATTCCAGGTATTCCCATTGGGATTGGGTGTCTGTAATCGTCATCAAGCACTTGGTCTAAGTTTGAAAAAACATCCATTAAACTTGTGTCTTTTGAACCAACCATTAACGCCTCTCTCACTAATTCTTCTAATGTGTCGTAGTTTTCAAACTCTCCACCATCAATGATTTTTTGGGCTTTTTTCATAACCTTCTGTAATTCTTGTTGTTTACAGAATTTTAATGCTTTTTCTTGAACGAATGCCACTCCGTCAATAGGTGCGTCCTTAATTTTCTTGATAGTATCAAGTACTATTTTGGATGCGGTTTCTTGTTGTAATTCAGATTTTGTAATCTGTTCCAAAGTATCAAACGATGGTGTGTGGTCGTATTTTATATAATACTCTTTTACCATCTGAATTATTATTTTAAAATACTTATTTTCAAAATAATTGTTCTCAATTACATCAATTATTGATTGAGAAAATTCCTTGTCTACGATAATTTGGTTAAGTAGTTGTAGTTGAAAATTGTTTCCTAGATACTCGAAGTTTTTGTTTGTCGCCATAATTTTTCTTTACGTTAGTAATGATAAATACTAATACTTTTAGATAAATTCTGGATAAAAATAATTAAATCTTTTACCTGAAAAAATGTCAGTCAGGTCAGTAAGTACGCCTTTCAACTTTGGGCGTAGGTCTACGGTATATCTGACCTTTGGTGGGTACAATTTTGCGTCAAATGTTCTCTGACAAATTGTCACATTATCTATTTTAATATAGATATTAAAATTTTCCTTACCATCTGTAATTGATGTGTTTAGTACCTCAGGGTTTTCGGAAATTTCATATTGATTGTCTAACATATAAACAATACTTCTCATCTTCAAGTCATGTTGAAGTTGGCTAGAAAACGATCTAATGTAGTCATAAAACTCTTCGGATTTATGGGCTTTTTTGTTAAAACCTTTAACATTAAAGAATCGTTGTACTACGATGTTATCGTTACACATTAACAAAAATTCTAATTTCGTTACGTCTTGATCTTTCATTTTTTTTTACTTTTTTGTTTTGTTTCTAAATTTTGTTTTTTCTTTTCTTGTTAATTTTAGAAAAGGTGTCAAAAAACCAACCCAAGCATCGTCCCGCTTAGGTAGGTATTTGAAGAGTCCGTCTTCCATCATCATTCTAATTAAATTTTTATGTCCTCTTCCGTCGGGATCCATCGACTCGGAATAATAAGATTCAACTAATTCTTTCCCTTCTTCACTTATTAGTGGTTCCGACAAATCTACAAGTTTTTTATTTATCTTGTAATACTCATCACCAAAAATACCATCTTTAGTTCTACCACTTAATAAGTTTTTTAAAGATTGATTGTCTTTATCTTCTTTTAAGAGTAATTCTCCTTTTGTTAAAATATCGTCGATATTTACCTCTTTGTCAAGTAACTCAGGAAATAATTTAACTAATGTTTTTTCCCCCAAATAATAAATTCCATTAATATTGTCTGACTTATCACCAGATAATATTTTCCAAGTTTTAACATTATAATGAGGTATCTCAACATCATACATTTTAATCATATCTCCACTCTTATAATGTTTTTTAGTACTTGGGGAGTAGATACTCACATCTTCAGAAATAAGTTGTGTAAGGTCTCTATCACTTGAGAAAATGGTTTTGTGTTCATCTTTAGATATTTTACAGTAGTACGCAATAATATCATCAGCCTCACAATCATCAATTTCAATATGTCTTATAAACATTTCTTCAAGGTATTGTTTTACTCTTGTCTTTTGATATGAGAATGAATGTACTTGTTCTTCGGTATTTGCCTGTCTTCGGTTAAGTTTATAGTTGGGGTAAAATAATCTTCTTTGTGTTGAACTACTTTCGTTATCCCAACAAACCACAACTTTATTGTAGTTTCCTTCATCCAAAAATTTTCTGGTTGTGTTTAAGAAATGCCAAATACCACCAACATGTTCTCCGTTATTATAAAAATCTTTGACACCACAAACTCCAATCTTCAGTAGATTGTTGCCATCAATAACAAGAGTTTTAATCATTTAAAATTTTTAAGTGGTTTGAAAATACTTTTTTACTCGTCATAGTCATCATCAGATTCATCTAAAGAATAATCTGAATACCCTAATTTTGTTTCCCAATAATCGGAATATTCTTTCTTATAATTATCCAAAGATTCTTTTGTGTCTGTAATATAACCTTGTGGTACTGCAATTATCTTACCATCTTTATAACCAAGACCATTAACATGATTCTTTAATATTGAAATTTTTGTTCTAATTGCAAATGACACTTTTCTACCATTCTTAGTGGCATCAATGTGACTAATACCGGCCTTTTTCTGATTACCAAATAAGAACACTAATGACGATGCTAACCATATTGCTTCACCACCCTTAGCCTTTATTTCAGGTTGTCCAAATGGATTGTCAGGAAGTAATACCCATGGCTGATTTAAAATTACAAGAGTGTTATAATAAGGATATTCTTCTTTTTTGGATTTTGAAATTCTTGAATGAATCCCCATACCAATCTTATCTGCAAGTACCTTAGCGTTGTGCATTCCACCACCTTTTCCATCAAAAGTCATCTGACAAGGTACACTACCAATACTATCCCATAAAAACAATAAACTATATGGGATATCTCCTTTTTCTTGAGAATCAAGTATTTCATTAATAAACTCAGTTGCTTGTTCAATTACATCAAATGAATCGTTAAAAATAAACATACCATCATATTCGCCAAGTTCGTTTTTCTCCGCTTGCAACCCTAATTCAATTGCGTGTTCCCAACTCCATTTTTTCTCAGTAATAATAAGAATAGGTAAATGACCTTTCTTTTGTGCATCGGCTGCCGCCAATATCATTGCCGTTGTTTTTGAAGTGTTTGAATGCCCCAAGAACATGTTAACCCCACCCATTACAGGTCCGGGTAATCCACAAGAGTTCATAAACGCTTCACCACAATTATAAAAACTTTCGGGTTTATATTTTGTTTTGGTAGAAAACTTATTTTTTATTGCGTCTAAACTAAATTCTTTCTTTTTCAATGCCATAATAATCAATATTTGTTATAAAAAATATACATAAAAAAACGGGAACTTTAAATGGTTCCCGCCTAATTTTTTGTTGTTAATAAACTTAGAATGGTAATTCTTCGTCAACCTCATCATTAACTTGTGGGTCAACTTTAGTAGGTTCTTGTTTTTTAGATCCCCCCATAGAAATCTCACCTTTCTCAGTATTTGAGTAGATGTATTTACCTGCATCTGAGTCCCATCTTGGGGTTTCTCCTCTTGCGATTGATTCTAAATACTCAACTTGTTTTTTAGAATATACGTCTTCCCAAGTAAGTTCATTTTCAATCCATTCAGACATCTTATCATCATCTTCATGAACTGGTGTTGGGTCATCATACATTACTGTTTGGATTACGGTATAAAACGCTCCTTTTGGGGTTTTTGCTTTTGTAAGTTCAAGAATAAGGTCTCTACCTTTATCGGCATCTGCGACATCACCTTTTGCTTTGTAGATTGGAATAATTTTATCAAAGATTCCTTCTTGTTTGTAATTGTGTTTAAATCTCCAAAATTTAACACCATCTTGTTCGTTATCACGGTCAATTACTTTAACAATATAAAACTTACGTGGTTTGTATTGTGTTGCCAATTGTTTGTCTGATTCACGACCTGTTGACATTAACTCTTCATATACCTCACTCAAAGGTGAACGTTCGTTGTCATTTTTTCCTGGATCGTAGAACTTCTGCCATTTACCATCAACATTGATTTCGTGAAACCAAACCTCTTTAAATGGTGAAGAACCATCTTGGGTAGGTAAAATACGAATTCTTTTTTGCCCTTGCTTTTCGTTATCCCTAAGGATTGCTGCAAAATATTTTTTCATTCTTTCTTCTTGTGACATTTTTGAAGTGGAAGAAGAACCACTTTGTTTTGAACTCTCATACTGAGCCAAAACTGAATCTAAGACATTGTTTGTCGCCATTGTGTATATATTTATTAAAGGTTTACGTAGAAAATATAGTTATAAAAAGTAGGGTAGTCAATAAAGTATTTAAAAAAATTTGAGAGAGGGTTGTTGATGTCCCTCTCTAAAGTGTTACATCATATCTTCGTCTTTTTCATAGTCATTAAATGACCCCTTAATCTCGTCAGGTGAATATTCTTCAACATCATCACTAGTTAAAACATACTCATTCTTTCCAGATTTTGTCATGTCTTCTTGTTTGTCAATAAAAAAGTCAGATAACTTTTGATTAAATGGTCCTGAATCTAAACTTCTTAGTTCAAGTTTTTCCTGTGGTGTTTTTGGTCTAATTTGTTCAATCTTACTTTCCAAATCATTAATTTTACTAATTAATTGGTCCATTTCACCAAGTTTTGTTTCCAAATTACCAAGTTGTGAGAATAAATTATTAAAATATTCTTCTTGTTTGTCTGCCATAGTTTTTTGGCTATCTACTAAGTCAGTAATATCCAATTCTTCGGTTCCACCTTCTTCATCTTTGGTTCCACCAATTTCTTCAACATCTTTATCTGTTTCAATATCAATTGGTTGTGGTCCTTCTGCTCCTGGTGCTGGTGGTACATCTCCTCCTGGAGGTGGTGGTAAGTCTCCTCCTGGCGCTGGTGGTGCTCCTGGTTCTCCAATTGGCGCTTCTCCTCCTGGAGGTGGTGGTAAGTCTCCTCCTGGAGGTGGTGGAAGTTCTTCTACCGGTGCTCCTTGTTCTAAGATATATTTATTAATACTTCTATATCTTTTAATTTCTTCTAATATTTTTCTCTCTATACTCATATTAACCGTTTAATAATGTTTTTATTCCAGATTTAGTTTCAACTTGAACTTTTTTAAATTGTCTCATTGTATTATCAACTCTTTCAATAAGTCCGTCTTTCATTCTTATTGTGTAACAATCTCCGGTGTCTAGGTCACAAACTTCTTTATAACCATCACCCTTATCTTTTTCAGTAACTCTGGTATTTTTACCTAAGTAGTTATCCAATATTAATTTTGTGTTCATAATGTTTTTATTTATAAATATCCAGTTTAGTTAAAAAGAGAAAGTTAATGAAAATGTTTTATAATATTCTTTTCTACTATTGTCAGGTTCTCCATTTGATAATATAGGGAATGAGGTAAGACTGAACTTAGCGTAATAAGTTCCTTTATAATTTTGCATTGGTTGTCCTGATGTACACCCAAACTCATCAAGTATCTCTTGTATATCCATTGTAAATGTGTCTCCATTTATAATATATTCGGATACTTCGGCTTGACCACCGCTATTAACACACGGAGCTTTTGACCCACCTAATAATAACATTTCAACAAATCTTATTTTACGTTTACCGTCCGTTGGATTTAATTTAATAGTATATGATTCCAAAAGAGGTGGACTGAAATTAGTATATTTTGGTTCAACCAAGAATATTGGAGGATTTGGTTCTGGTATAGGTGTTGGTTTAGGTTGATTATTTTGTATATAGGTAAACGCATCCGTTGTATTTTGGATTTTTTGTTTTTGTGGTTGTTCTGTCATTGTTGACCATACACTACCATTTGTTGGCCAAGTATCCATAATAGATTTAGACATTCCTGTAATATACGTTTGTATTTGGGTATTATCCCCAACATTACGAACAGGTAAATTAGACACATTACTTTTATATTTACCAATAAAAAATTCTAAGAATGAATCAAAAGATGTGAAACTTGCAAATGGTTTTTGTGTTAGATTTGATGAACTTCCACAAAAATATGAATTATTAAAATAGGTTGCGGAACCACCAAAATTATTATCTAAGGTCACATAACCATAATTATTATTTTGACCTGTAAAATTATTACCACTAATAGAATATGTCCAAATAGTCATAAAAATAAAATCAATAAATTTTAACTTATCATCATTAGATAATGTTGTAATCGCATTAACGGCACTAACAATTTTACTGTAAGCTTCTGGGATTGTTATTGATGTATTAACAGGTGTTGTTGCGGTATAAGTATTATAAGACGTATTTAATAACGTACTACAATCTTGATTTGTTGTTGGGACTACTTTAGGGTCGGCAGTTTTATTTGTTGCTTCAGTTGCGGTTTTAATATTATTATTTGTTTCTGTAATAGTATTTTTCTTATCCTCTTCTTTAACTCTTTCCTTAAGTGTTGTTAAAATAGTCGCACTTAAAGATTGTAATAAATTATCTATTGCCGGAATACTATAGAAAGGTTGTCTTTGTCCTTTAAATGATGTATCAAACCCATTTTCACTAATTCTATGTGATACGCTTGTAATCATATATGGACCACTAAACATTGGGATATTTCTTAAATTAAAATACATTAATGGTTGTATCAAGGCACATCCCATCATATCAATTTCACATTCATAACTTCTATTTCTATATACATTGTATAATGAAACACTCTGACTTGCGCCACCTCTATTTCTATATTGGTTTGCCATTTGATTTAACATCTGTAAAGATTCTGTAGTTGGTAATCCGGGATTTTGACCAATATCCATTTGTTTAAAAATCTGTTGGTTCTGGGGACCAAAATCAACATTAAATCCAACAACCTTATTTGATTTATCCCAATTTGTTTTTCCGTTTTGACTTTCTAATAATGGGTTATCCGTAGCTCTTCTAAGATCAAAAGCATCATCTCTAAATTTATAATCAACATTATTATTCATCGCCAATTTATCACTCGGAACATAAGAGTAAACACATAAATATTTTGCGGTAGTATCTCTATAATCTACATTTAAATGAGTTCCAAACAAAGAATTTGCAAACTCTAAAGTGCCTTCAGGTCTTGGATTTGGTGTTTTAGAAACGTCTTGTACGTTATAGAAATTAGCATATGATGGAAGAATAAAACTTAGGAATCTATTTTCAATCAAAATTGTATTTATAATTCCCAACATATTGTTTGCATAGTTCATAGATTCAATCTGCGTTTTTAACTTAAAAATATCAACGAATATTTTTTGTCCAACATCTCTACTAGCTCTATCAACTAAAAGGACATCTTCAAATAACGTTTTACTTCTAAGGTCTGCTCCGGCAATCCATTTATCGTTAATTGCTTTAAATGACTCCCAAGTATCCAACCTAACTAAATCACCGTCATATTCTTTAAATTTAACTCCTGTTGAGTTTGCGGTTATTTTAACATTTGGTAGTTTTGCCCTTGCCCCAACTAATGTGTTATCTAAAATTAAATTAATATATTGTTCTCCCTTAGAAATATATTGTGTCATAAGGGTATAAAATTTACTCAAATTTAAAGTTGGGTCCGCAAGTTTTTGAGTCGCATAAAGTTTAATCATCGGATGATATAACTTTATATTATTTTCACTAAACTCCATATCCATATCAATAAAGAAATCAGTAATGTAAGAACCATTATCTGTATATTCTAATTTTGGTATTTCAGAAAACCCAACATAGGTTTCTAAAGTATTCCAAGTTATAGGGTATTGTGTTTTTGATTGAGCTAAAGTGATTCCTCCACCAGCATAAGGTAATGCATTTGGTGAATTTTGGACGTATCCTCCCCACGTATATGGGTCTTCAATAAAATCATTTGAAAATGTGTAAAACATTTTTTTATCAAAGTTTGATGGATTTCCATATTTAAATACAACATTATACCCCATAAAAGATTCTAATATTTTTTGTATATTATTTTTTTGACTTTCTTTTATTGTGTTAATTAATGCCGACCCAGTTAAATTTTTTGGGTTATCCGTTTTAAACATTGCTCTCATAAGTCCTTGGAAATTTTCATAGGACTCTTCTTCATTTACGTTAGGATTTCTTGGATTTAAATTACTTTCGAAATCATAAACCGATTGACTAAATAATAAAAATTGTTCTTCAAATTTATTTAGAATTTCAGGACTAAATGTTGTAAATAATTCTGTAATTTTTGTATACTTATCTGGGTCACCAAATATTCCAAAATTTTCTTGTTCTTCGGTGTTATTGAATACGTCTCTTATATATTCATCAGGTTGTGGTTTTTGTACTTTTGAATTATCGAAGTACCCGTAATTTGGTGATTGCCAAAATAACCTTGTAGAACCATTATGTATTGCCGGATTATTACTTACCTCAATTTTTAAATTACCAGCATTGTTAAAACACTCCTGATTAACTTGATTAACATTTGAACCTAATGAAGGTAATGTATAAATATAATTTGGGTCCGGACTTACCGCATAACAACTCCAAGGGTATATTGTTAATGATCTATTGTTATTACCATTATCAAATCCTTGTGATTTATTGATTAATGCGGTCGGACTTAAAACCATCCTAAAATTAGAATTTAATGTATTCTGTATTGATTGAGAACTATAACCCAACACATACTGGTTTGTAACTATAAATGGTTGTGTTGATGTTATTGGGTCAACAAAAGGATATGATTGTGATGGTGTTACATAATAAGCTCCTTGTCCCCCAGTAGTACCACTAATCTGGGTTATGATTGTTGTGTAGTTATTTATGTTACTACCTGAAATTATAGCCCCTGGTGTTAATGTGTTTGAGTTTATAGATAAAACTTCCATAAAAGTTCCGTCTATATAACAAGTTCCAGCAAGATTTGTTGATTGGTTAAATAAATTTTGTCCTTGTAAGAAAAAATTAAAATCGTCTAATAGTGTTGGGTAAAACCCGGTAGTTATTGTTGTTTTATCATTTGTTCCAACGGTATTTGTTCCATCTAAAACAATATCATATGGTTGTCCATCAATTTGAACTTGGTATTGGGTTGTGGATGCAGAAAAAAGTGGATCGTAATTTCCAATATAATCAGTGTCTTTCCAGACATCATCTAAAATATCAATATTATCTTCTTTCCATTTTTTATATCTATACCAAATTGACCCGTATTTTAAAACCCAAGCGTAAGGCATTTCGTGTATCGCTCCAAATTTTTTAAGTGATGGTAAAATATAACTAGCATTTGTTACAGAACCATCTGAATTATAAATTCTATATTTATCTCTTAATGTTGCTAAAGGTAAACTATTTAAGAACAAATATGCTGCAATGTTATAGGGTGATTTTTCAATCAAACTATATTTAAATTCATTAACTCCTTTTTGTATTGCGTTTGCAAAATATGGTGTATTAAACATTGATGTTGTCTGGTCTGAGTAAACTCCACCATTATAGTTATCGTAATATAAATTACCTTCCGTTGCGTATTGGTCTTTAATTTTTCTATTTTTATAAAAAGTGGTTAAATTTTGTAAATTTAAACTTTGGTCAAACACACTTTTTTTATAGTTAAAATTAGTTATAGGTAATACATTTTTATTTTTAATACTCTTAATGGATTTATCATATTGAAGAGTATCGCTAGTTTTAAAAGTATCAACTTTGGATTGTATTCCTTTACCATTTGCAAGGTAATCTTTGCACCAATCTAAATTTGTTAAAGGATATAAGTCAGTTAAATCATATTCATCATTAACAATATTACCACCAAAATAATTAACAACAGTATCTTCATTTGTTAACCCAACGTTTGGTAATGCGGTATTGTCCAATAAAATAGAATTTTTATAAAAATAGAATGAGGTATCAACGTCATTTTTAATATATGGAGTATTAAACTCTCCTCTAATGAAGTTTTGCCAAGATTGTCCTTCTCCACTGTTTGAAATGTGTTTTAAGAACGCCCCATAAATTGCAGAATTAATATTATATTCTTTTATTTTTTGTATTAAGAATGGGTTGTCATCACCTAAAGCGGTTACTAAATTTGTTGTTTCAGATTCCGAAACATATGTTTGTACATTATATTGTTTAACACTATCTCTATTTAATTTTGAATAGAATGAACTTAAATACATTCTTTCATATATCTCATAAAAGAATTTAACTTCTTCTGTATTTTGATAAACGTCATTACCTATTGTAAATTCTGTTGCATTAAAACTAAATCTTCTTGGTTTTGACAAACCATTATTTGTGTCACCAACACTAAATTTAGGTGATTCTTTTTCTGTATATCCCCTTAAAAATTCCTCAACAAACTGTACTTCCGGCCATATTTCAGGAACATAAGCCCTTAGTTTATTTGCGATATCATCATCTCCAGGATATTTAAGGGTATATTTTTCCTTACCTTCTATTAAATTTTCACCAATAATTTGAGGCCAGGGGTATACAGGAGAATTAAGGTCTCCATTTTTTACATCAACACTTTGTACCGTACTACTTGTACTAAAAATTGCACTTCTTCTTAATGGGTCATCTCTTAAATCCCAAGCTTTTGTATGTACATCATCTAACATTCTTAAAAATGCCTCTCCTTGTGCAAAAAATACCGCCAAGACATTTCTAATTGTAGGTTGGAATCCTAATCCATTTGTTTTACTCGCAAATTGGTCTGATATTTCCTTTGTTAGTTTTTCTTCTACTTCTTGTTTTTTTGTTTTATATTTTTCATCAATCTTTTTAATTGCATCTTCAAAAGATTTATAACCAGTTAAAAATATTAAACCTTGATATTCTTGTAAGTTTACAGAGTTTAAAATTTCATCATTTAATTTTTTTTTATAATCCAAATATTCTGTACTAGTACTAGTCCCAGTTAATTGGAATCCGGCTCTTTTTTGATAAGTTTCCCTAACGTTTATATCTCCAATACCTGCAGTGGTAAAAAACATTTTTGTGTCTATTGGAACTGAGATGTCTTTACCAATTGCGGTATTATTAATAAGTAGGTTATTGTATTTTTGTATTAACCCTGTTAGTTTACCAATTGCGGTAATTTGTTCTTGCGCCGAACTATATTCCGGTTTAAATTTGTATAGTTCGGTTTTATCTGTATCGTTTTTTACAAAAATGTTGTTATAATCCAAATACTTACGTGACCAAGAATCTTGACCTGCATACAAATAAACCACACTAGAATACTCCCCTAAGTTTTCGTTATATTTATCAACTTCATTAAGAATATTTAAATTTTTCTTCTTAAATTGTTCTTCAATATTTGTAATTAATTTATTTAAATTTTCTTTTAATTGTAGGACTGTTATTTCCGGAAAATCATCATCAATTAATCCTTTAGCTTTATATTCGGTATAAAGCTCTTTCATTTTCTGTAAACCTAAACTACTATAAGTTTCTTCAGTTTTAGTTGGTGTATTTGATGTACTTGATGTTGTTGTTTTTTGACTTTGTATATTAACCCTATACATAGATGGAACCGCATACATCGCACCCCAACTAACATCAGCCATTATAGTATATTTGTAAGTATAAAATTGAGTATTAATTCTAAAATTATGTGTTGATGGGTCAAAAGACGCATTAAATGTGTGTAACATTAATGGTAATCTAATTGCCTTTCCTAAATAACCTTTAACCGTTAAATAAAACAGTGGGTATGGTAATTGAAAAAATGCGGCGTATGGTGAATTGTCTCCGGCTTCAAATAAAGCACGTCCTTTAACATCCTCCATTGTAATACTTATAACCGGTAAAAAATCGGTACCGTATTCAATATTAATTTGATTAATCCCTAATAATCCAGTGTCAACCGATCCTGGATTTCCATTAGACATAATTGTTTGACTAAGATAATAGTCATCACTTAAATCTGGATTTTGTGTAATTCTTACATTTGGTTGATTAACCCCAACCCCTTTTAAAGCTCCTTTACCTGTTAGTTCATCGGTGTAACTATTATCTAAAAACTGTTTAAATCCTGGATTTAAAAAATTTATTTTACCAACTGACACTGTTCTAATAGCTTCTGATTGTGGTACCCCAACCGCAAGTTTTGTTCTTGGTAGTACCGAACATTCTAAGTTAGCATAAAAAACAAGATCTTCTTGTTTTATTAGGCGGTCTTTTACTTTACCCTCATTGTCTATTACTTTGTTGGGGTCTATTACTGATATGTTTTGATAATCAAATTCTACTAAAATATTTTCATTGTTATCTACCATAATATAAGAAGTGGTTGTCTATTGCGCCTTTATAGTCCTGTAATGAAGTTAGTAAGGGAAATGGAATAGTCAATACTGCACCATCTGGTATTGCGGCCTCTAATCCGGTATATCTTGGATTTGCTTGTTGTATTAACCAACCAAAAAATGGTGTTCCATAATATTGTTGGGATATTTTATCTAACCTAGTCATACCTTCCCTATAAATGTATTTTTTATCCGAGGATTTTGACGGTAAATTAACGTATGACACAACGGTTTGTTGTCCATTTAATAAAAACTGATTATATCTATTATAATATTGTGTTCCCATATTAATTAAAAGTTACTTTATCGTTAAACGTTTCTCTATTGTTATTTATGTTAAAATCACTATAAAGTTGTTTTAATAATTTTTGATTATCTTTGTGTTCTGGTTTTTTAGCTGTTGTATATGATAATTTAGTTTCAAACGTATCAATTTTAAAGTTTAAATATTTTTGATATTCAGGACTTTTTTCAAAATCCGTAAATATTTTTTTCTCCGCATCAAACTCTTTAACAAATAAAACTCTTAATTCTTCACAAACTTCTCTAATATCTTTTTCCATAAAAGTATTAAGTTTTACTTTTTCAGTTATTAAACTTTCCACAAATGATTTAAATTTAGTATCATCAGTAAATATGTTTGACATCACAAAATAGAATCTACTTGTTTCTGGAGTTAAAAATTCGTCCTCATAAATAGGGTAAAAATTATCATCACCATTTAAAATATTTTGGTCTAAAATGTATTTTTCTGTTAGTAATAATATATATTCGTACGTATCAACACCAACTTTTAGTTGGTAATTATCTAAAATTAAGTCAAAAACATCAGCGTCTGTTTGTCCACTGTCAACCAGAGTATACACCTTATATTCTCCAGTTTCTAATTTATAACCATCAACTTTATGATTAACTAAATCCAATTTTCTAAAAGTTTGGATATAATCCTCTTGGTTTTTTGTTATTTCATTTTGAGATCCTATTGTGTCATTATTTAAATCCGCATCTCTTAATTCAACTATTTCTTTTAATTTATTTTTTAATTCTCTAATTGCGGAATCAGGAAAATTTAAAGTATTACTTTTAACTTTTAATATAATCGGATTTGTATCGTCTTTAACGTCTTTAGCGGCCTTACTAACCAATTTTAAAATTCTATCTTCCACATTATACGATTTACCAAAGATATCTGTTGGTATATTATTACCATCATATTGCGCCAATTCACCCGCAACATATCTTCTTTGTTTAGTAACCAATTGTACCATAGGGTAATTTGTTACTTCATTCATTGTTTTAAGTTGGTTAAATATTGTTTTAAAATAATTATTAGTTTTATCTGACAATTCTTTAAACACTGCAGTATATTCTATTTCACCTTCTTCATAAGAACCATTATCAAATAAGTTAGTTGACAATATATTACCAATCGTACTACCACCTTTTTGTGGAACAACATTATTTATCTCAATATTAGAAATTGGTAAACTATCATCCCCCTTTCTTGATATTATTTTAGAGACCAAATCTTTATCCTTATCTTTTGTGCTTTCGGTTGATTCCGCTCTTTCGTCATATACTTCAGTATTTGCGTAATAATTAAATGATAATGCATTTTGTAACGTTTGTATTGGGTGAGCTAATCCGTGACCACCAATAAAATCAAATCCCAAACTAATTTTTGCAATCATAGGTTGGATACCAATTCCTTCCGGATTTATATCATAAACTAATGGTTCATATGTTATTGATAATTGGTTAGGTATAATCTTAGTATGGTAGAAATCTCCAATTCTTAATACTAATACCGGTGGTGTTCCAAATGATGTATTTTTTGCATCATTATATTTAGGTTTACCGTCTGGTCCAATAACAGGAATTGTTTGTCCCGGTCTAACACATTGTTGTAAAAAGGTTAAACGAGCATTTAATCCTTCAGGTGTTGTTGAGTGAAATGCTGGGCTAAAATATTTGATTTTATCTTTAATACTGGAATATATCATTGGGTTTGTTTCCTTAATAACCTCAAAATAATCACATTCAGAGAACAAATACCTTAATACTTTTTTAGATATTCCTTCTTTAATTTCCTTATTAACCTTTGGTGGTGGGGGTGGTGGGGGTGGTGGTATATTACCACAAATTTCATTACAATCAGTTTCTCCAGTAAATGTGTCAACTAAATCTGTTTCCGCTGCCGGCACACATTTTTGACCAGTTCCAAGACATTTCCATCTTTTAACCGATGTTGATTCACATTTACACAATTCTTTTGTTGCGTAAATACCATTAGGAACTTCTTTACAGACATTATCAATACAAGACCAACCCATTACTGGTTTTTGACAACCACCACTAGATAAACATTCTTGTTCGGTATCAAAAGTTCCGTCCTCAGCCTGAGCACATTGTCCTGGTGAAAGACATTTATATTTAAGTTTTGGTTTTTCTTTTTTTATGGTGGCTTTTATAACATTAATACCCACTCTACGACAAACCATTGCGGGAAAGCTATACCATTGTGAGTTGTTAGTTACATAACCCAAATTAACGTCTATAATATTTTTTGTACAGTCAACTCCAACTCCTCCTCCTTTGTTAGATTGTGGTATTATAAACTTTTCTCCACTTGAGTTAAATGTAAAAATTATTTTCTTTTCGGTTTCTAATTGACTTATTTTTATGTCCCCAATTGTTTGTTTTCTAAACCAATTAAGAACAACGCTATTTCTTCTTTTTGATAAATTAACATTGTATGATGGTGATGCTGGTGCGGAAGCCGAACCTTGTAATTCAAGTGTTACAGTTCCTTCTTTATCTATTATAATTTCTTTTAATTTAGGTAATAAATCATTAGTTATAGTTTTAAAATTTCCAATAACCACATCATCAAAGAATGGAATTACGGCACTTTTTTTAAAAGTATCGCTACCACTTTTAACTTTTGCCGGTGCCGAATTACCAGCATAAGTTGGTTTTCTTCCTAAATATTTGTCATACCAAGATTGGTAATCTGAAGTTAGTTCTGTCTCCCAAGAACCTGTACCAGTAGGATAGTCATTATCAAAATAAAACCCAAACCCTTCAAATTGTTTTAAAATATCCGTTTCAATTTGTTCAGAAGAATCTGAAGTTGCAGTTGTGTTGTTCGCTTGGGTTCCTCCACCATTTTCCGTTGTTACTTGATTACCGGTACTAAATGTTGGATCATCAGACCCATTGATTGGTGGTGCCTGATTTTTAGGTATTTCATTTAAAATATCATATTTTTGTTCCTCCGTTAATCTAGGGCTTTGTAATAATTCTTGATATGTATAAAGTTGGTTTACCGGAATAGTATTAAATTTTGCTGCTAAATCATATAAATCATATTTAACACAACCCGCAAAAAACGAATCCATAATTGAATCAACTTGTGCTTCAGACAAATTCGCTAACTGTTTTTCAATAATTGTATTCATAGCCGCAGGACTATCAACAACAACCAACCAACTTAAACTTCCACTTCTTGTTGTATTTTTATAAGTATATATAGGTTCTGGCCTTCCTAAAAATGATGTTGGGTTCCAACTAGCGGTAGAAGATTCATTAAAGGAAAGTGCATATGGTGGAAACCACATAATTCTTCCTCCATTTGGTCCTCTTTCACAAACAGGTAACTCATCATAAGTAAACCCTGGTTGGTCGGATGTTCTCCACGCCAAGTTCTCAAGTGAGAACATATATTTTTTTACCTTACCATCTCTAATGTTAGTGGACTCAATACCTCTAAGTGGTGCAATATTTAAATTATATGTATTATCAAATACCGAATTGTTAAATCTTCTACCTGATGTTGTTATACCATCTGTTTTTTGTAAATCAGCAAATGTGTAGTACGGAGTGTCTTTTTGAAATACTCTACAGTATTCCATACCAACTTCGGTACCATCAATACCTATTGTATTTTCATTTGTTACACTATCGTAATAAGCAATAACCTGAGAACCTTTTGTCATTTCTTTGTATCCGTCGTTGAATACTTTTGAAATTTGGTTGATTGCATTTCCAACATGTTTTAATCTTTTTTCACCACTAACGTTATCTGCGGATTCAACTAATCTTTGGGTATTATCTAATATTGATCCTCCTTTAAATTCAAAATCATCCGATTGTGTATCACTATTAAATTCCCCTTTAACCGAATTGTATTCGCTATCAATTTTAACCGGGTCTCCACCAGGTTTAACTTTAAACCCTAAATTATCTTTATATTTTGGTGAGGTCCAAATAAATTGTCCGGCAATTCCTCCTTGATTGGAAATAGATTTCCCTTTTAATCCAAATTGGATTTTATCAATATTTCCTTCATATAATTGTCCTAATTCTGCCGGACCATATACTGGAGTTTCTTGTTGTCTTCCAAATCTATCTGAAGGAACTTCGTTTGCTGGTGAATTAATCGTTGATGGTTCTGCTTGGTCACTACCAACGTAATAACCTCCACCTTTATCACTATTACCTAATAAATTAGAAATAGCATTAGTTATCCCAAGAACAAGACCTCTTTCGTATTTTGGTCTGTAAAGGTTATAATCTAAACTTTTAAATAAAACAGATTTTTGTCCATAACCAGTATTTGCAACAAATAACTCTGAAGGGTTTCTATATTTATTAAGAATTGACCCTAAAGCACCTCCGGTTAAATTATTTGTAACATTAAGAGCGTTTTCTGTTTGTGGTGATATTATTTGAAACTGTTGGTTAAAATAATCTCCAGGTATGAATGAAACGGGGAAATAAGTCCCACTTAATCTATTTGCAAATGAAACTGCGGCAAGTACCGGGTTTTCTGGAACCGTAATTTTCCAGTTTTTAGTAATTAAGGGTTGTTGTCCTGTCGCAACTAAAGACGCTTCAAAAGGGTCTTGTAATGCGTCTAAACCAACACTACCTAAAGTCGCTTGATATATTTCAGTATTTATTCTCTCAGTAAACGCATCTTTTAATTTTTTTGCGGCAATTTGAGCTAAAAATGAATCTTGAGATAAAGAACCTGCCGAACCTGATGGGTCGTTTGAGAATAATATATCGTAAGGACTATATACCGAATATAAAAAGTTAATTGGTGCCGATACAAATAAGTTATCATTTGTTACAGAATATGGTAAAAAATATTGTAAATCACTAATATTATCAGTTAAAATAATAAGGTCTTTATACCCACTTTCCGGACCATAAATATTTTTTATGTATGCGGTATCAATGTAGAATTCATTAAGTAAATCAATCTGAGCATCATCTTGACCATACTCTCCTTGATTAGGAGTTACCGGTAATGGTGGATTATTAGTGTTAATAATATTACTATATCCACCTTCAGGACCATATTCGTTTAATGTGTATAGATTATTTGCCTGTACGGTTGTTCCAATCAATTCATTAGGTGAATCTATTACCGAAATGTCTTGGAGTGGTGATATCTCATAGGTTAAATTACCTGCCGGTGGTGTATATGCCCCCGGAACATTATATGGTTGTAAATTTCTCGCCAATAATGTGTCCCTAAATGACGACGATAAATTAAATGATAATGTACTTTCTGGCATGTAATTACTTTATTAATAAATAGATGATTATTTATTTTTATAAACAATTTTATTGAGGTACATTGCTTTGAACTAAATTATTTTGGGTTTTTTGTTTTTCAATTTCGTTTAATACGAACGCAATATTTTGGTTTCCACCTTCAGGTCCAAAGAATTTAGTAAGAGCCTGGTTCATCAAAGATGTTAACGCCTGGTCTTTTGATGCTGGGTCTAAATTAACATTTACATCAACCGTGACTTTTTCATTTAAATTTAATTCTTGTGGTATTGGTGGTGTAACATTATTAACATTTGTGTTATTAGTATTATTTAAACTTGAGTTTGTTGTGTTTGAGTTAACCGCATTAACATTTGTTGTATTTACACCTGAATTTCCCACAATACCGTTTGTTGATCCTGTTTTTGTTTTTTCAAACTCAGCCATTACTTTATCAAAAGTTAATCCACCTAAAGCAGTCATTGCCATATTTCCAAGGTCATTAAGAACAGCGGGAATATCAGCCATACTATTAATAGTTGATAATTTTTTATATGCCTCTTCAAACCCAAGAGAAATTGATGATGTCATTTTATTGGTCATATCTCTCCAGTTTTCTGTTTTTAAAACCGATTCTGGAATCATTCCATTAGGGTTATTTTCATCTTTAAATAATTTTTCTCTAGCCCCTGTTGTTAAAAGACCATATGTTTTTTGAGAAAGGTCATTTGAGGATAGTCCGTATGCCGCAGCTTTTTTGAGTTGGTCAAATTTGGCGTTTAATTTTTCTAATTCACCTAATTGGTCAAAAGCAACATCTTCCATACTTTTACCTCTAAGTTCTTGGTCTTCCTTAATTTGTTTTAATTGTTCTACAGTTAACTCAGTTACATTAACCATATCATCTTTACCAGTGTAATTACCTTCTTTATCAAATTGTTTAACTTTTATTTGTGCAACCATTTCACCCGATACTTTATCTTTATTCATTTGAGATAAAGTTGCAATTAATTCCCTATCTTCCTTAGATGCAATACTACTAGGGAATTTAATTTGTTTCATTTTATATTCCAAGTTAGAAGCGTTTAGAGCCATCTTTTGTAACTCACCCCCACTTAAACCTAAAGCTTTTGCAATTTCTTCTAATCTTCTTTTTTCTCCTGGTAATATTTGAAATTCCCCTAAATCTTTATTAAATCTAACAAAATCTTTTGTCATATTAACAATTTGATTTTGTAATTCCGCAGGGTCGTTTTGTGATAAATCCATTAATCTTAATGGGTCTAATAAAGAATTAGTTGTAACTCCTAATCTTTGTAACGCAGCGGCAGTTTCAATTGCTCCTTCAGGGTTAAATACCTTATCTGTTAACGTAAATATTTTTGCCATGTCTATACCTAACTTAGATGCTTGAGCGGACATCTTAGCAAGACCTTTAACTCCACCCTCAAAATTATAGATATTCATTTTATCTAAATTTGTAACCACTCCTTTTGCAACCGCACTAACTGCAACCCCACTTTCCCTGGCTATTTTAGTAACCTCAAACATTCTTGGTCCTATACCTCCAATGTCAACACCAACACCTCTAAACGCCGCGGCTAATTCTTTACCAGCAATACCGGTTACTTTTGAGGTTGCCGCAAGTTCTGTTAAATCATCAACCCCAACAGAAATATTAGTGTTAAATGCACTTGCAATCTCAAGATATGTCTCACCAACTTTTTCAACACTTAACCCAATACCCGCAAATGATGCGGCTCCATCGGCAATCATTTTTCTAAATTCACCGGCCTTTTGACTTCCAAGACCAAGAGATTTAATAATATCGGCAGATTCTGTATCTAAAAATTTTAACCTTTTCCAATTCTCAGCGAATGATAGTAAACTATCTATTTCAGCTTTAACATTTTTGGTAACATCTTTTAAACTGGTAAAAAGACCTAAAACACCATTTGCGGCCACTGGGTCATAGACAACTTCAGAAAAGGATTTACCAACCGAACCAGTATCTACTTTAGCTGCATTCTCAGCTCCTTGGTTCGCACTTTCATTTAAATCTCCATTACTAAACATAGATTAGTTTTTTATTATAAATAGGAATTAGTTACGTTTTTTGGTTTTCAGAAATTAATTTATTTATAACATATTTTCTAAAATATGTTGGCATAAGATAAAAATCACTATAAGATGTTTTTAACATCTTAGCAAGAAATATGTATTCATCAATTAATTGTGTTTTATATTGCGAAGAAAGGCCGAAAAAACTCCACCCCAAAAGCAATGTTTACCATAACTTTTTCTCCGGACGGGGCGATAACTTCTTTTATTAAATCTAATCTAGGTTCGTTATCAAAAAGATAACTTCTTATGTATTTAGAGTCTATAATTGGCATTGATTCAATAAACTTCGCAATCTCTCCTCTATCAGAACTTCCATTTACCTCAACTATCATTTTATTTAATCGTACAGTAATTAATGGTGTTGTTCTTCCTTGGGGGTAATTATCAATTATCGCATCTATTTCAACACTATCTCTTAGTGTTAATGGTCTTAATTTAACTGTCGCCTTACTTTTTGGTAATTCCGTAGTAAATGTACCATCATCAGATGGAAGATTATTTGTTTTTTTAATGTTTAATTCATCTAAAACAATTGAAGCGTCGAATAATTTACCTGTCTCTGGGTCATTAATTGATATATTATATTCTGGACCAAATGAGGTATTTCTTAAAAAGATAAGAATTGCTTCAATATCACTATCTAATAGTTCTTCAGGTCTTAAATCAGGCTCATAAATTTTATTTCTTAATAATGGTAAAATAATACTTTCTTTAACAGATTTTCTACCATCCATACCTAACAATGTATTTTCATCCGAAGCGGTTAAATAACCAACTTTTACAGATTTCTTTTTACTTGGGTAAAATATTCCCCCTGAAGGTAATCTAACAACATCGTGAGGTAGATTAAAATTCATTTGTCCATAATTATTAACATTTGTTTCCATATTCTTTTTTATAATAAAGATACTTTACTTATGTTTTTTGTAAATAAAAATCCCATACGGAATAAACCATATGGGACATATTTTTTTTTGATAATATTTTTTAGTAAACTAAAATACAACGGTCCATTCTTAGGGTTGCCGAAATATCAGCCAACGCATCTTGAGAATAAGACAATGACCCAAAGTTAAGATCAGTCATAAATGTACCTTCTAAAATCCATTTCTCAACAACTACTCCTGTTGGGTCTAACATTTCTAGATCCACATTCTTTTTGTAACCAGCTGCATAACCCATACGACCAGTAACTGACTCAGCACATAGACGCATCCATTCCATTAATGCTTGTGACGCTGAAGGACCGATTGGGTCACGGAACTTAACCGTAATTGGATCCCAGTTAAATCTACCAGCAACGTAAGTTGATGTGTTTAAAAATTGAATTTCAGTTGAACCTACTTTAATTGATGGCCTTGATGCACTTTCAACGAACCACTCATTAATACCCAAACTAGAAGGAAACCTTACAATAAACCTGTTCTGTCTTTTGGGTTCGTACGGAACTGGCATTTTCATTAATAAATCAGCCATAATTTTTTATTTTTTGTTTTATGTTTATTTTTGTTATTTTATAAATATACCGGTTTAGAAAAATTTTCTCTTTACTTTGATTTAATTTTCAATATTGTTCTCTTAATTAAACTTTCAAGCATAACTTCTTCATCACTTTCTTCTTTATTAGCTTCTATATGAATTTTATTATATCCTCCTTCTGAAGTATCATAAATAATAAATTTAACTTCTGGATACATATTAGATAATTCATTTTCTACATAATTAATCATAGCTTTAACATTTTTAGGATCATCATCAGAAAATCCTAATGAAGTATTAACATACTTACCACCCATAATTAAATCATCATACTTTGAAATAAAATCTAAAAGTGCAATTTTTTTAGATTCTTCCGGGTTTGCCGCACCACCGCTAACTTCCACACCAAATTTTTCTCCAAACTCTTTTGAGGACACCGGATAGTAATCGCCCTTTTCGTCCAGGTATAAATCAATTATTTGATTATTATCTAATGTGTTTAATTTTCTTAAAAAGTTATCCGAAAAAATTTCCTCATGTTTAAAAGAATTTTTTATATTTTTTACCATTATTTGTTTTTCATCCGGAGATAAAACCATATAGATAAATAATTTAACCCCTTTTTTAAGTACGTTTGGATTGTGTCCTCTTGCGGTAATTATTGAGAATGGGTTTGCATAAATTAAATTTTCTTTAAACTTTTTAAAACTTGGGGACTTTCGATTCTTTTCAATAGCAATTTTGGTATCAGTTAAAAATGTTTCGGAATGTCTAAAATCTCTAAAAGCCTCATCATCAAATCCCACAATCGTATCGCCTTTATATTCAAAAGGTTCTTTTTCAATAAGATGTCTGTATTCTGCAAAGTCATCAGTTGGCATCCCAACAACACTACCCTTATCATTTTTTAAATATATTTTAGTTGGCATTTTCAAAATGTTATCATCCCAATCAAAACCATATAATCTAAGGTTTTTCTCCTCAACCATTTCATTAATGATTTCTCTTGCCAAACTTTTGTAATTCATATTAATAAATATTAGATAAATAAAAAAAGGGAGAACTAGTCCCCCTTTTATTTTATTTTTGACTATACGTTTTAGATATTATCAAAAGACGCTCCAGTCGGAGTGATATAGAATGTGATGTCAATAAATTCAAGTGACTTAGTTGGTTTAATATAAATCTTACCTGTCATTTGGTTTTTATCTAAATCAGCAGTATCACTTGAAACTGTAACTCGGAAATCGTAAAGACCTCTGTCTCTTCTGATTGCATCTAAAATAGGATTAACTGCATTTAAGAAATCTTGTCTTACTTGTTGGTCGTTTTGGTCAAACAATAATCTTACGGATACTGCTGAAATCAATTTACGAGCTTGTAATAACAATCTTCTTACGTTAATTCTATCAAGTGCTGACTCTCTAACTTGAAGAGTTTTATTACCCCAAATTACTGTACCTACATCTGCAAAAGTCGCAATTGGGTTAATTCTTCCAAGATAAAGAACATCTCTATCTTCTTGAGTCAACTTCTTACGAGCTTTTATTGAGTTAACAATACCTCTTGTGTAACCAGCCGCTGCAAACCAAGGGAATGCAATGTTGTCAGTTAACGCCAAGTTTCTTGTTACCTCGGCCGTAGCTGGGATATAGATTTGAGTGTTATTAACAGTATCTCTAGTTAATACCCAAGGATAATATGTACAAGTATAGTTAGAATCAATTCCGGTTTCTTCCAAAATATCAACCGCCTCTTGTGGGTATATTAATCCGTCTTGACCTGTAGTTGTAGCAACAAACATATTGTGATCTGGTAATGTTGTGATATATAATGAATCCGCTCTACTGTTCTCAACCAAATCAATCGCTCTTTCAACTAAGTCATTGTTATTTTGAATGTCGATACCAGGAGTTACAAACAAGTTAATGTTAACCGCTTCTGGGTTTGCAAATGTTCTTTGAGCTAATAGGTATGCGTAATAGTCAGTATTACCGTATTCGGTAGTTCCGTCTCCAATACTAATTTGTTTGAACAATCCATTTCCTTTACCATTAGGGAATCTTAAAGATGGACAAGCTCCGTTTAAGAAACCAGTTCTACCTAACGTATATTTATCGGCATTTGTTCTAAATTCTCTATAGATATCCCATCCGTCAAACCCACCATAAGCCATTACCGTGAATTTTCTAGAGTTTAATCTGTAGTAAGGATTCTCTGGATTTGTAGGTTCTGAAGAGAATGTTGTTACTCCTACTTCATAAGCTGGTGTTCCACTTGACGCAAAACCTGATGATATTGTAATACCACTAGCTAATTGGTCCATATGGAAACCTTTAGTTTTAAATGACCATTCAAATCCTTCATCCGTACATAAATTTAAAGGTTTTCTTTTTCCTTTATATTGGAAGAAGTCAGAATCATAACCCCAATAAGAACCTAAACCTAAGTATGTTCTTCTAACATTATCTCCTGGGCTGATATAAGCATCATCACCTCCACTAGTTAAACCAAATGGTGGGTTAAATACTGTTTCACCAGGTAAGAAATATTTAGTTTTATAAACTGGGAATGGAGATTTACTTCCAGGATACTCTCTAAATTCGTAACCTTGGAATCCACAAGGGATTGAATCAATAGGAGCATCCTCATTCATTTCAACCATAATATATTTAGAGTTCAATGTATACTCACCATCTAATGTACCAATTTTTTTAGCGATAAAGTTATTTTCTGAAGGATTCATTGAACAGTTTGTAAATTTCTCAATTACAACTGGATTTGAATCAGTATCAAAATAATCTCTTACTAAAACAGTAAATGTTTCATTATTAAATGATAGGTCAGCTAATGAAATTTTAACTTCGGTATTAGCGGTATTACCATCAGAGATTGTATAAAATTTAAACATATTATAAACTTTAGTACCTCTTAGTTCAGATACAACCCAAGGGGTTGCTGGGGATTGGAATTTATCTAGATACCACCCAATTGAACTAAAGTCATTACTTTGAGCTCCTTCTGTAGACACTACTTCGGCACTTAAACCTCTAATATAACCTTTACTCCAAGCATAATTTAATAAAGTTTGGTAAGTCTCTTCAACCATTAAAGGAACTTGAGTTCTTGGTTTTTCAAAATTACCTCTACCAAATACTTTATTGATATTTTGTGCGTCAGATGAGCTTAAAGAAACTTCAAAACTAAAGTTAGTCCCTTCATAGTTAGTTGCATTAATTCCAAAAGATAAGAATGGATTTTTAATAACCCCTGAATATTCTCCAGTCATATCATAAGTAACGTCAGTAACTCCAGTTATTTCATAAATCGGATTAGTTCCATCACTATATGGTGAATTACCTCTTGACCTTAATGTTACAACTATTAAATCATCGTATTCTGTAAATGAAGTACCCGTATAGTAATATAACATACCAACTACAGTACCTGAATAACAGTAAACTGGTGCAGGAACCGTTGTTGTTGTTGTGGTAATAGGGGTAGGTGTAACACAAGGATTTGTTGTTGTTGTTGTGGTTGTGCCCGGAAAATGTGTTGTTGTTGTTGTAACTGGGTTAAGTAATGTTAAACCAGAAACAGTTGTAAAGAATGAAAATCCTGAATACGAACTGTTACCATTATTTGTAAATAACGCATAAAACCAAGAATCATTATAAGGGGACGCTGGGTCACAATCCTCAAAAGAAACATTATCAACTGCAAATACGTTTGTTGCTGCGGTAAAACCACCTGACGTTAATGTATTATAATCTGATTGTGGTATAGAACCAAAATATCTAATTGTTTCATCTTCAGCATAAACATTATTACTTGTAATAACATCGGAAACCATTCCGTTTATTTGTGTTTGTAATGTAGATAAATCTCCATCAAATTCTTCATATTGTGTTGTCAATATGTTTTGGATTGGACTTGGGAAGTTACTATAATAAGTAACTTGACCAACTGTGTTTGTACAAGCACTGAACCGAACTGAAATTGGAAGTTCCTTTCTAACCAAACAAATCGGATCACAAGGAGCTGAAGGTGTAGTTCCACCACTAAAACACGAATAATCTAATGTTGAAGGATCTAAATTTGCTTTAGTTACGATAGACCAAGATGGTCCCGCATCATAACCAGACAATCCTAAGATTCTAGTCACAAATAATTGGTTTGATTGTTGTAAATACGCTTTTGCTATATATGCTGCCTCATATTTTGGTATTTGCGTGTTTATAAATTTTTCAGGTGTTGTTCCACCGAAATAAGATTGAAATTCGTCGTAGTTTCTTACAAAAATAGGTTCAAATGCAGGACCTTTAATTGCTTCTCCAACAATTCCTAAAGTCGTAACACCGACGCTTTGAGCAACAAAACTCAAATCAACTTCGGATGTATAGACCCCTGGGGATACAAAAACTTTACTATTAGTAGCCATTGTCTTTAAATTGTTTAATCATTTATTTTTAATATAAATATTAGTGTTTTTTGTAAAAACTTTACATATAAGAAACTATTTATATTTTGGTAAGATTTTATTCTTCCTTTTTTCTACCTATGGATAAAGACACTAAAAAGATTAAAAATTTAAAGATTTCTGTAGAATCCCATGATATACTAAAGAAGTATTGTGATAAACGTGGAATTAAAATGTATAGATTCCTTGAAAATCTTATAATTGAGAGGTGTAAAGAAAAAAAAGATATCTATGGGGAAAATTAAACTAGATTTTGGGTATAAACAACTTTAGATTCTTTTGTTGCATCAAGTTTAGTTACAATAAACAAAACTGTATCGTTACTATTAATTTGTATGTTGGTTAGACCATTACCGTAATAATCCCCGTTTATATAAATTTGAAACTCACTCACATTCTCAATCGTTGTAAGATCTAAATTCAACGTATAGTTAAATAATTCTTCAATTTCATTTTGACCAACAGGGAAAATCAACTCTAAAACAGTAGGTTCAGGAGGAATTAACCCCCTTCTTTTATTCTTTTTATATGGTTTTTCCGTCTCAAATATTTGGAATGACCTTGTTATTGCGGGACTTACCTCAAATTGGTCCTCATCAATTAAAAACCCCATCATTGTAAACTCATACTTTTGTAGGTAGAATTTTCTTTTTTCTAAATCTAAAACCGACTCATCGGTAATGCTATTCATTTTTATTGGAATATAATGTCCTTTAATGGTTTGGTATGATTGTAAAGATGAAAACTTTTCAATAACAACTTGATTAAATTTATTTAACTCCCTCATTCTATTACAGATAATTGCTACAGTATATGTAATGTCAACAGGAACCGGTTGTGGTATTTTATAGATATCAAACCCATTTTTATTACCGTCCCAAGTTGGTACCTTAGCATAAAAATATAATTTACGATTAGGAATATTATAAACAATAGCCGGATTATTACCATATTTAACTTCTGGTGTTCTAATTACGGTAACAAATGGAGGTTCAATATTACTATCAATATTTTGAAAATCCCAGGTATTAACAAATTGAGCCCAGTTTTGTGTTGTTATTAAAATATCAACCATAGGAACTGACTTTCCCTCAACAACTAATTTTAATTCATCTCTAACAAAATCTAAAAACCCCCTATCTAAATCGGCATGTAATAAACTTTTAGGTAAAAAAGTACCATCAACTTCTATCATATCACGAAGTTCTCTTCTTCTGGGTAAAAGAGTTTTACTCTCGGTTAACGGAATATATTTTTTAATTTTTTTTGGTAGTGGCATATTATAAACCTTTAAATTCGTTAGGACCGACAGGGGCCGCAATTATTGTTCTATAAAACGGACGATAACCTTTGTATGTGTGTTTATAGTCAGAAGTTACTCGACCATCATTTACAACCGAATAATATCTAACAAAAGTTTCAGTATCGTAATAACCAATATAATCACCAAAAGAAATCTCAACACCTAAATCTTCCAATGTTTTATTATAAACTGAAATGGTAATATTACCAGGTTCAACTTGGTCCATTTTAGTTGACCCAAGAAACTTATTTTCTGGAGCAGCAATTTGTACAAATGCGTTAAACTCAATTGGAGGTAAGAATTTAATCCCATCTTCTAATGTTTCACCATAAACATCGTCAGTTTTAATTTTATTTCTATCAACACGGTATAGTATGCAAGTGATGTTCATATCACCCACTAACCATTCTTGACCCATTTCAATTTCTAAATTAAAATCATTATCTCCAAAAAATTTACCCAAACGAGTAATAGGAACTTTATTTGACATAAAATACGTATTTATTGATAAATATCTTTTTTATTGTTATTTTTATATAAAATAAAATTTTGGAAGTAAGTAAACAACTTATAGAACATAAGGCCATGGATTTATTAGACACTTATTCTGGTGCCAATAACTATATTTTATATATAAAAGATAAAAAAAACTCTAATAAAAAGTTTTATCCAACAAGATCACAATCAGAATATATTACAACCTATTTTGATATAAAACCAAAAGTTGCTCGTAAATGGGTTGATTTAGATACATATTTTGCAAAAAAGTTTGCTGAAGAACGATATCTTTTAAAAACACCTGAAAAAGTTTATATTGAAAAACTACTGGTTGAAAAAGAAAAGTCCTATCATATTTGGGGTAAATTCTTTGAGGGGGATGTCCTATCTGAATTTTGGGTTCCCAAATCATCATTAATAAAAACACATATAATAGATAAGGTTGAAATTGATTACTCAAAATATGACCATAGGCCTCCATTATCTCATCAAAAAGAAGCTATTGAAAAATTAGTTGGTTCAAGAAGATTTATTCTTGCTGATGATATGGGGTTAGGAAAAACAACTTCTACCATTATTGCAGCTATTGAGACCGGAGCAAAAAAGATTTTAATAGTTTGTCCAGCATCTTTAAAAATTAACTGGGAAAGAGAGATTTCCAACTATTCTGATAGACCTGTTTATATTGCTGAAGGTAAAAAATATTCAACTGACGCTGATTTTGTTATTGTTAATTACGATATATTAAAAAACTTTCACGACATAAAGGATAATAATAATTCTTTATTTATACAATCTAATTTTGAGTTAGTAGTGTTGGATGAAGCACATATGATATCAAATGCACAAGCACAAAGAACTAAAATAATCAACAATTTTGTAAAACAGATAAAACGAGTTTGGTTACTTACCGGAACACCAATGACATCTCGCCCAATGAATTACTATAATTTGTTGTCCATCATAGAAAGTCCCGTAGCCCAGAATTGGATGGCTTATGCTATCCGGTATTGTCAAGGTTACCAATTCAGAGCAGGGAATAGAAAAGTTTGGAATGTTACCGGAGCCTCTAATCTGGAAGAGTTAAGGGACAGAACATCCAAACAAATTCTTCGTAGATTAAAAGAAGATGTGTTAGATCTACCGGATAAAATTATTACACCAGTTTATTTAAGAACCACTTCAAAAGAGTATAAAGAACTTATGGGTGAATACTATGAGTGGGTGAATAATAAAAAAGAAGGATCGTCGTCACTCACTGTTCAATTCTCAAAATTAATGAAAGTTAGAAAGGTGATTGCAAATGAAAAAGTAAAACAAACTATTGAATTTGTTGAAAACATTATAGAACAAGGTAAAAAGGTTATTATTTTTACAAACTTTACGGACACACTACAACTAATACATAATCACTTTGGTAAGGAGTCAGTTTATCTTGATGGAAGTTGTAATAAAGTCCAAAGACAATTTGCGGTTGACCAGTTTCAAGACAATGAAAAAATTAAAGTTTTTGTTGGTAACTTAAAAGCTGCGGGGGTTGGTTTAACTTTAACTTCCGCTGAAGTTGTTATTATGAATGATTTATCTTTTGTACCTGCCGAACACGCACAAGCGGAAGATAGAGCGTATAGATACGGACAGAAAAATAACGTACTTGTTTATTACCCAATATTTGAAAACACAATAGAAGGTGTAATATATGACATCCTAAATAAAAAGAAAAAGGTTATAGGAACTGTGATGGGTGATGAGGTTTCGGACAATGCAGGAGACGTTGTTGAGGAAATATTAGATTTAATTAATAGGGGTAGATAACTTTTCGTATTTTTTTAATATTTATCAATAAAAACACTATGAAAAGAATTATAAGATTGACCGAATCAGATTTAACAAGAATCGTTAGAAGAGTTATTAGAGAAAACAAAAATCCTGGTGATGTTTTAGACTGTGTTGCAACCGCAGCAGATTTAAATTACAATGACCTATTTAATCTTGCTCCATGTGCAAACTTATTAACAGGAACCCCAACAAAGGAAGGTATTGAAGCTTGTCTTGAAGGGGCTAAGGGGGTTATAGATGCTAAAACTAAAAAAATGACATTTTTTGAAAAGGCTCAATATGTTGCAAATCTTGCATTAAAATCAGCGGGGTGTCTTGGGGCAGGTACTGGTGGTATGACATTACCAGGATATGGTGGTACAAACATCGATATTAAAGAATCGAGAAGAAGAAGATATTAAAAAACACATAACATTAAATAAGCCCCACCATAAAGTGGGGTTTTTTGTTTTATAAGATATTTATCAATAATGGAAGTTAAAGTAAAACATATTAAGTGTGATATGAACACGAAGGATAAAGAATTGATGAATAAATTTATGAAATTCTTACAAAAACATTACCCATTAAAAAACAACATTACAGTTATTTTCACCGGAGAAAGATTTGGTGATATGACAACTGGAAGTAGAACAAGTAATTCCGAATTAAAAATACTAACAAAAGGTAGATTAAATAGAGACGTTTCAAGAACCTTAGCACACGAGTGGGTTCATGAGTGGCAAAGATTAACAAAAGGAAAAGAAAGAGGTCCAGATATTGGTGGTGAAAATGAGGATGAGGCAAATGCTGAAGCCGGGTCAATTATAAAGAAATTTGAGAAGACAAATCCGAACGAAAAAGAAATGATGTATGAAGGAATTAATAATAAAATAAAATTATTAAATGAATCCATTCTTTTAACCGAAAAGTTAAATATTAGAAATAATTTTTTAACTGAGATGAAAAAGATAGGTATTGAAAAATTACCTTATTCTTATTCCGCAATGAATCAATTTGTTGACCCAGAAACTATGGATATTCATTATAATAAACATTATAAAGGGTATGTTAAAAAGTTGAATGATGCTTTATCAAATAAAAAAGGTGAGGTGGAATTAGAAGATATTATTAAAAATATAAGTAAGTACGACACTAAAGTTAGAAATAATGCCGGTGGGGCGTTTAATCACGCATTGTTCTGGAAAATGTTATCCCCAAAAAAACAATTACCAAAAGGTGAGATTTTAAGAAGGATAAATAATCAATATGGGAATATAAAAAAATTAAAGGACGAATTTAATAAGATTGCAACAGAAAGATTTGGATCCGGATGGGCATGGATAGTTCTGACAAAATCAAATAAATTAAAAGTAATATCAACCTCAAACCAAGATAACCCACTTATGAATGTTATTGATGGTGGAAAACCATTATTAGGTCTTGATTTGTGGGAACACGCATATTATTTAAGATATAGAAACAAAAGAGACGAATACATTAAAAAATTCTGGAATCACATTAACTGGGAATTTGTAAATGAATTACTTGAAACCACAACGACAAAAAAATTAAATGAATCAATAAATAATGAAAAATTATTAAACGAAGCAAAACAGGTGTTTCCTTTGGCTACCAGAACTTTCAAAAAGTTAATTAACTCTTCTTACTCAGAATGTGGTGTTGGGAAATACAGAACCGGGTGTGTTGGTATCATTGAAACAAAAAAATGCACCACAGAACGTGGAATTCTTGGTGGTAATTTTTCTGAAAAGAAATATGGTGGAAATGGCAATTGGTCAATTATTAATAGATTTGACACAAATAGTGTTGTTCATAAAGAGATTGGAAAAATTTGGGTTGAGGAAACTGATGGGTTAGATGATTTTAAAACTTGGATACTAAACAATCTAAATGAATTAGTTGGTAATAGCGGTAAATACACTAAAAGGTTGGTTGATATAAATAAAAACACTATTTTAACCGGTAGAGAAAATGAAAGTTACGCAAAAACGGTTATAATAAACACCTTTAAATTAAACCCTGATGATGAAGGTATTTCCTGGAATATAATTGAAAGGTGTGCTGGAGATATTAGAGATAGAAAATTAGGTCAAGATTTTGATGTAATAATTGATAAAACTTCTTATTTCGTACAAGTTAAACCAGTTGATTATTCGTTGATTAAAAAAATTGGGTCTGAAAGAGGGTATTATTATAAAGTCCCTTCTTGGCATAACCACAATAAATATAAAGAATCTAATGTTGATATTATTCTTTACGTTGATAGGCCTAAAGATAAATATATAATGTTTAGAAACGATTACTCAAGAATACAAACTGTGGCAAATCCATCAACATTCCCTAAGTTTTTTGTGTATTATTATGAAAATCCAATACACACAAATATGGAATTTGAGGTAGACCAAGAACCAGAAAAAATTGGTGTTAAACCAAAACTTGCAAGGAATAAAGAAAACGAAATAGATTATTATAAAGAAAGGATTCAATACTACCAAGAACTAATTGATAAACTTGGTGATAGTGAAGAAATTACAGAAAGAGTTATTCGTTTAGAAAAGAAACTATCTTATTTATTAAACTAAGATATTTATATTAAAAATACCTATGGCAATTATTAGTGAACCAGAAAGAAGTAAACTTTATACTAAAGTTAAACACGTACTTGGGGCTCCTTTAAGAAGTATTGAACTTGAGGACGAACAAATGGATACTTTACTTGAATTTTCAATTGACGAGTATTCTCAATACGTGCAGGATTGGTTGATTGAATCTCAATGGACCGCACTTAATAACCTTAATCTTGATACACAATCTTTAACTAAAGCTTTTACAACAAGAAGTTTAGATTATGAAACAAGATATACATACGCTTATTCTAAGATTGTTGGTTTACAAGCCGGAGGTGATTGGGTTTTAAAAAAGGATTATATTCAATTAGTACCTAACCAACAAATATATGAAATTCCTGCAGGTAGGGAACTTAACGAATTACTTTGGTTTACTCCAACAACATTGAATAACGCAATGTTTGATCCTTGGTCTTTTGGATCTTTAGGTGCTGGTGGTGGTCTTGGAGGAGGTGGTGGTCTAGCACAGATGGGTAATATGGCAGGTAGTTACTTTATGATGCCGGCTTTTGATATGTTACTTAGAATGCAAGAAATTAACATACAAAGAAGAATGATTGCCGGTGATTTAACATACAGAGTAACCGCATTACCTGGAGGTAAAAAGGCAATTCACTTAATGAATACACCAGGGGGTAAATTTGATTTTGGTAATGGAACCTTAACAAGAGGTCGTGTTTGGTATTGGTATTATGATGATAACGAAGATAGAGATAAATGTTTAGCTGATAATCCAGATATTATTAAATTACCTTCTGATGTACCTTTTGATAAAATTAGTTGGAATGATTTAAATAACCCAGCCCAAGTTTGGATTAGGAGATGGTTTATTGCTTATTGTAAAGAAACATTGGCAAGAGTAAGAGGTAAGTTCAGTGGTAATTTAAAAACCGGTGAAGGTGGTGATTTAACAATGGATTATGCGTCTTTAGCGACTGAGGCAAAAGATGAAAAAACTAAATTAGTTGATGAACTTATAGGAGCTGAGGGTCGTCTAACAAGGTTAAAACCTGAAAAGGTTATGGAAAGAGAAGCTCTTTTAGCGGAAAACTTAAACAAACAACTTAAGTTTAGAGCAATGCCAAGACAAATTTATGTAATATGATAAGAATAGAAAATATAACACCAAGAAAAAATGTTGTGAAATATCAAACACAACCAGAAATTATTGTTGAGATTCCGACAATCGCTGAAAAAATTATAAGTGATCCCATTTATACAACCGGTAACGAAACTTTACTAATAGTAAAAAATGTTGACAATTCTGAAGTAACTTTAAATTCTATTGTTAACCATAAAATAACAATTAAATCTTTAACTTCAGTTTTAATAAAAACTGATGTTGGTCTAATTGATGATGAATGGGACGAGTTATTATTAGAAAAAGGGTCATGTGTTCAGTTTCAATTTGTTCAGGGTAACTGGTATATACTTTCGTCCGACGGAATAAAACTCACCTAATCATATAAATTCTTCCCAACCTGGTTCCGCTAACTCATACATATAATTAGGGTCAATACCTACTGACTCCCAAAAATCAACTTCACCTTGTTCCATTTTAATTAAGTTCTCATAAATATCGTCTTGGTCTTCAGGACTAAATGGTTTACCATTAATCAATTTACACTGGTCTGTTGTATAGAAACTTCTATCTTCAGGGTCCTTAACTAATAATGTGTCTCTAACCTCATCATCAAAAACAATCAATAATGGTTCAACTCGTTTGTTAAAAGTTGTAATTGCTCTTTGGATATTATACTCACCCAACATTTCAGGATTGTTTTCTAAATCAGATGGTTCAATTCGGTAACAATTTAGTTGGATAACTGAATCGGTACTACTAAGTCGATAGGCGAAATCTGTTGGTATTCCGTTATTTGCCTCCTTGTTTTTAGCATCACTACGTACCCAGTTATCTTCCGACCAAGATTTTTCCCAACCATTGTTAAGTAAAAACTTTTCTTTCTGTTTATAATCTAAATTACTTTTTAAACTATCCGAAAAAAACAAATCAATTTGTTCTTGTGACCAACCTTTTTTTGGTTGATTAACTTTTTGTACGTCTCCGTGAGATGCCTTTGTTCCATTATTTACATAAAGGATTGTATCACCAAGATTTGATTGAATACCGTCTCTAATGATAAGTTCCATATGTGCTTGTCTTGACATTAAAGCACCTGCCTTGGTAGTTTGTTTACTACGTTTAATGTAGTCATCAGTACTTAACTTAACCCTTGCTTTAGATGCAATCTCTGCCAAAGGAACTCTTAAGTCAAATATCTTTTGAACATATTCATAATACCATTCAATAAAATCTTTTCCCTCACCATTCAGTAATTGTTTAACCCCTTTATCCAAAAACTTCTCAATATACTTTGGCATCTTCTTGGATTTAATACTATTACCGGTTAATTTAATTTTACCGTTTTGTTCCATAGTGGCGTAGTTCTTACGAGCCAAGTTAATACAAGAATCCCAAGTACCATCACAATCAAGACCCATCTCACCCCTCATAAAGATATCGTTAAACTCTGCAACATCCGCATCATACCCACGATATTCTTTACCTTCTTTAACCAACCAATTCTTTCCTTTACCAATATAAACTCTATCATCAACACCACCATCAGGTAATGAGAAGTTCATACCGTCTGTATCACAAACCAAAGGACTATATCCCCTCTTCTCAAAGAACTTTAACATCTGTCTAAGGTATTGTCTACCAGTACAGGTAATCTGTTCTCCCATGTCAATATCTCCCCAAGGAAATACTTGTGGTGCCGATAAGGAACCAAAGAATGCGTTAATGAATATTTTAATTGGCAATTGTTTTCTATCGTAAGATAATGATTTCTTTTTATCAACACCTTTATACTCGGACGCTAAATTTTTATACATAATACGAGAATTACGGAAAAACGTTAACAATCCTTTCATTGCTCCTGTTATATCACACTCAGGGAACACGTCGTGAACTAACTGAATGGATGGGTATAGTGAAGAGTAATCGAGTTTTAAAACGTCCTTAGAGTATCCTACTTTTAATAATCGTGATAGACCACCAACAAAGTTTCTTCGTTCTTTTTTCTCTGGAATAGCCAACCCATGTTTATATGACCAAGCAAGCATTACCATCTTCCAAAGAGTTGCCGTTCCCATTGTTGAAACCCTCTCATATGTTGTTGGTACTAAAGACGCTAATAGGAAAGTTCCTTGATTGAATTCGTCATCCACTATCAAAGTTTCCTCAAGGTCATCGTCAAGATAACGTTCAACTATGTTGTCCCCAGTTGTTTTTATATAAATGTCTCCTCGTCTAAAACAAACCTCATCAACTTTAGAGTCAACACCAACTTTTTTATATTTACCATTTTCAATGTTTAACCAATACTCATCTTTTTCGGCATACATAGGACCAATCTTTGTGTGGTCAATATATATACGGTCTTTAGCTTCACCATCAATAAATTTGGTAATGTACTTTAGACCAGCCTCTTTAATATTTGAATTGATTGCTTGAGCTCTACGAACAGAGTGAATAATATCAATTATATTATAACCCCACAACTGAACCTGATTAAATTTCTCAACCTCATTTGCTAATTTTAACATTGATTCCTTTTGGGATATTGTTCTTTTTGGGTTAAGAGACTTTGCTATTTTTTTAATGTCAAGATTTAAAGCCTTACACCTTTCAAAAATCCAAAACCAGTCAAAGTTTGCTGAATTGTAGCCAGAAATAATGGACGGTTTAAGTTCATCTATTGTTCTGAAGAACTCAACAAGACCTCTTCTTTCATCATCTTCATCTTTACATTCAATAACTTTTAGGAATCCTTTATTAGTTTTCATTCCAATCATAAAGATACGACCGTCTTTTGGTTCTAATGAGGTCGTCTCAAGGTCAAATCCGAATCTGGTAATGTCGTTGTATTCTTCAAATCCTTTGAATAATCTTTTTTCTTTTGAGATAAGGTACTGTTCTACAGGAGGTAACATTAGAAACCTATCTCTAACGTTTTCTGCCCAAGGATCAATACCTCCATCACGAAAAAACTGAGTTAAGGATCTATACCCTTTCATTGACTTAACCATAAATGTTAGACCGTTTTCTAATCTTTCATTTCCGTCAGTTCTTAATTTATCTATAACAATACCGTATTTAGACATTGCCTCTTTTTGTAATGCCTTTGACCCTTTATAAAAGTTTAATCCCCTTAAGTCACCAACCCAAGCAAATGCGATTAAACTATCTCTAACAATAGATTTTCCTTTTCCTGGTACTTCTTTGATTTTATAAATGTGGTCAGACACGTAGTCGTATTCTATTGCTACGATGTGTTCCTCAGGGTCGTTGCCTTCGAGGAAACTTTTAATTTCTTCTTGTGATATCATATATTTTTTACTTTTGGTGTATTAGCTGCCGAATAAGGTCGGCATTTACCTTCGTAAATAAATATAGTTTTTGTTTTGTTTTAT